ATGAACTCGAAATAATGGAGGACTTATGGAATTTCTTTCTCACGCTCTCGGTACTACTTTCTTTGGCTGCCTGCTACTTTTGGTGGGTTGGCTTGCGGGTTCGATCTTCGGATTCAACGAGGTCAAAGCCAAGTGGTTCGACAAGCGATAATCCTCGTCGCCCTCACAGCGGGTTGCTCGGCGACAACGGAGATCGCCAGCAGCGCAAGCGTCGCCGCAAACGCAGCACACTCAATCTCTGAGCGGAGTGCGTTCATCATTACGCACTCCGCTCAACCCGAGATTGTCGCCGCAGCCGTGACCATTAAAGCAGACGCGGCTGTCGTCTTGCACGAAACAAACCAAATTTCCGTGGCCGTCTCAGGCGTGAAAGACATCGTGCCTTATTGGGCGACGCTGATTCAGTGGGGTCTAGGAGCCGTCGTGGCGGTCGCGCTGGTGGTGCTGCTGTGGCAGACGGGTATCGGGACTGCGATCCGTGTCGCCATCGGGTGGATCCCGCGCCGCGTGCAGAACGAAGCTGACCTAGCGCGGCAAGCGATGTCGAGCGAAGACCCGACGACTGTGCGCGAACTCATCGCAGCCAAGCGTGCTGCGTCGCCGCTGTTCAATGCGGCATTTAAGGAATCAAAATGAGTCTATTAAACGCCGCGTGTTGTTGCGCTACAACTACGGGCCGCTGTTGCATTTTGGATACCACGGCGCCGGGCGTGGACTGCGTTGATTTATGCGTTGACAATAAGACGCCAGCGCAATGCGCCGCACTTGGTGGTGTGTGGGAAACGGGCGCCTGCGCGGATGTAGACCCCGTAGCGTGTGTAGGCGTTTGTTGCGCCACCAACGCAGCGGGCTATTTCGTGGCGTGTCAAGAAAATGTAACGCAGTGTCAATGCTTCAGCGACAACTTAGCCACAGGCGTAGTAACCAACTGGACGAGTGGCCCTAATTTAACTTGTGCGGATATTGCTTGCCCGTGTGTATGTTCAGACCAGCCGTGTCCATGTATACAGTATATAAAAGTTAAAACTACAGATACAAGAGTAACCCGTTATCCGTTGTGTAATGCTTCAGAATATTGTGTTTATACTGTAATCGAAGAAGGTTTAGATTGTGCCGCTTATGGTGTTGCGTGCGACCCTGACGGGACACAACTTTCGTGTCCGGGAAACGGAAATTATTTTAGTGATTTAGTTGCATATTTTGCAGCAATTTCATACACGGAAACATTTCAACAATGTACAGAATATGGCGATTCAAGTACAACTGAAACGCATTCGGTTTTATATACGGCTGAACTTGGCGCGGTAGTTTGTAAAAATTCTTTATGCACGCCAGCCACCATATCAGTTGGTACAAACTATACAAGTTATAACTGCTCTATTAGTGGCGCAACAAGGACCCCGCCTTGTGTGTGTCAATATCCAAACACTATGGTTACGGAACCCGCCGTGGTTGGGTTGCCACATTGCAATACTTGCGGCTATGAAAATTGCGTTCATGTATTTGATGACTGCGCAACATGCCCATGAAAAATATAAAAGCCGCTGAAGAATTAAAGCAGAAAATGAATCGCATATTTGCGGAAATGAAAACCAACCCCGTAACGCCAAGCGCGGAACTCCAACACTTCCTAGATTTCAAAGCGAAGAGAGAAGCAATGCGAGCAGCGGGTGAAATTGAGCCGCCAAGCGCAATGGCACAAGCCACGCAATACGCTCGCGTTGAAATGACACACGCAACGCAAGGCCCTGCAAGCGAAGCAGACGCGGCGGCGCGACTTGCTATCTGCATGGTGTGTCCTGATCGGGCTGTCGAATACAAGGGAATGACCGACGCGGGCGGCGTTGGTTGGTGCACTAAATGCGGCTGCGGAAACAACCCGCGTGCGATGCTTACGGTAAAGGTCACACTAGCGGGCGTTGAATGCCCGCTCGCCAAGTGGGGCAATGTCGAGGGCACTGGCGCAACCGTTGCCAGCGCGGTGGACGCGGTGGCGGGAATGGCAAAATCGATCATTCACAAACTAAGTGGCGGGTAAACTTATTAAATGTGGCGGCTAAAGCACGAATAACTTTCGACCGAATGTCGGAGAATGTTTAAGACTTTTCGCACCTTATTTCGTCTTTGTATTTTAAACGCCTACAATACAACCCTTATGCTGACACTCACGGACGAAGTTCTTGCGTGGGAAGTGTGGCTCGTTGATCAACAGGGCTACGACCGTCATCATTCTAAGAATGCCGGGCGATGGGCGCGGCGGTGGGTTGTGCACGCAGGCGACAATCTTACACCCGCGTCGTGCGTCGCATGGTTGAGCGCAATGAGCATGTCTAGGAAACTGTCGCCGCAGACCGTGCGCAATCGCATCAGCCTATGCAGGCAGTTTGCAGGGTGGTTGGTTGTTCAAGGTCGTTTAAGTATAAACCCTTGGATTTCAATCCCCGCTCCGCGTGGACGCGCTGGCGCTGGCGCAGACGCACTCACGCAGGACGAGGTCAATAGGTTGATCGTCGCCGCCGAGCGTGCGGCGCGTCATCCTGACGGCCGTATCAGGAACAACGCCAACGCTCGCGCTGTGCTGTACAGATTGCTCAACGGCACTGGCATGCGTTGGGGTGAGTGGCGTTGGCAGCGGTGGGATGACATTGATCTAGAGCGTGCAGAATTAAAAGTCACAAAAGATAAGAGTCGACGAAGAGACACACTTCCAATATCTGCGAGCGTCGTGGCGACACTGCGAGCGTGGCGACAAGTCATCTCAGGCGAGATGGTGTTCATTGATTACCCGACGCAGAAGGGTCTTGATCGGGACATGAAGTCATGCAAGATTGAAGGTCGTGGCAAGTGGCATCGGATGCGAGTCGGTTTTATCACCAGCGCATTCGAGTTGGGCGTGCCCGCAGACCTGATTCAGAAGTTGGTCAGGCACAAAAGCGTAGATCAAACGCACCGCTACTTGCGTCACAAAGATTCAACCCTCAAAGCGGGCATAGAAAAAATTTCACAAATCGGGAAAGATTCTTCATCTGTAGGGCTTGACAGGCTGGAAGAGGCGTGTTCTACTGCACCCGTGTTCAAGCCCTCCACTACTACAAATGCAGCTGATGAGTGTTCTCTTGGGGGCTTTGGGCTTGAACACTTAAACCCTCAAGGGGACTCTCATCAACTGCAATCAGACGCAAATCGGGCTGGCGGGATTTGTAACGACAGCCCGATCGACCGTCTGATCCACTCGATTGACCTATTGGTCAGTCAGATAAGGATGCAGAATGAGCAAGGACGCAACATGGGGAGACAGGGCAGAAGATGTGATATTGGCAATGGATCGGCTTCGAGGATTGTCCGCGAGGATCGAAGCGACAAAGCCCGAACAGGCGAGGCAGTTACGGATGGGCGCAATGGCGATTCAACTCGTCATCGCAAGCCGACTCGGCGATGTGATCAGACTTCTTGATCCAGTCTCCGAGGCAGATCCGCAGTCAGTGATGACAGCCTGCGAGAAGATTTTGCAGGGTGACCGACCGAAGGAGATCCCGCTGGTCTCGCTCGGGCAGGGCGACACGGTGCGCGAGATCCTTGAGCGTGACCTTGTGAGCGAAGTGCAGAAGTCGTCGTTGATGCAGCGTGCCGTGTTGGCGTGGCGACAGATGCGAGGTGCAGCATGACTTTGCATCTCCGAAATTGCATCGTGGAGAATCTGCCCGCGCAGGCGTATCACTCGGACGACGCTGTCGGGTCTTCTCTGATCCGCAAACTACAGACATCGACACCGATGCACGCGCTGGAGATGCTTGCTACTCCGATGGCATCTCCAGCGATGTCATTGGGTACGGCTCTGCACGCGGCCATCCTTGAACCCGAGAATGATCTAGCGCAAGCGGTGGTCAGTCCCGACATTGACAAGCGAAGTAAGGCAGGCAAGGAAGAGCACGCTGCTTTTGAATTGGCGAATCAAGGTCGCTGCATTATCAATGCACTTCAAGCGCAGCAGTTGGACGGCATGATCGCCGCGTGCGATCGTGATTGGCGCATCAAGCACATGCTGAGTGCGTGCAAGAAGCGAGAGGTCAGCGTGTTTGGCGAGATCGGAGGCTTCCCTGCTAAGGCTCGTCTCGATGCATGGAGCGGGCACGGTGTCGTTTGTGATTTAAAAACCACACGCGATCTAGCCAACAGCGATTTTGAAAAGTCGATCGCCAACTTTGGATACGGACTTCAAGCCGCGTGGTATCGGGCTGTTCTGCGTTCCGCAATGTCAGCGACTGGTCGCATGATGCCTGATGACTTCTCGTTCGTGTTTCTTGTCGTTGAAACAGTTGCTCCGTTTGGCACTGGAGTATTCCGAATGAGCGACGAGGTCATGGACTGCTACAGCGATCGACTCGTCGAGTTGCAGAAACTGTGGTGGAAGTGCAAGGCAGAGAACAAATTCTCGGGATGGAATCAGGACGATGTCGTCGACATCGGGTTGCCAGCGTGGGCGTTTAAAAAATTACAGGAGCAACTATGACAAACGAAATCATGTCAACAGATCAGCCGACACCGCTTGCGCAGATGCAGAAAGCGAAGGCAATCGCCAAGGAGATCGCGTCGACCGTAGGGCATCTCATCGTGAACATCCAAGGTCGGCAGTATCCGACTGTGGCTTGGTGGCAAGCAGTCGGATGGGCATTCAATGTGACATCAACTGAAATAGAGGTAACAAAGCAGGTAACAGAAGACGGCTCGATCGAGTACATGGCTGTCGTCGCCATCGTGCGCATCGACACAGGCGAGACCGTCTCGCGTGGCTCGGCGATTGCGTCGAGCGCGGAGCGTGCGCCGTGGGGACGCTCGGCGTTCAGCGTGCGGTCGATGGCGATCACGCGAGCGACTGGTCGTGCGTATAGACACGGATGCGCAATCATCCCGCACTTGCTCAAGATCGAAAGCACGCCTGCAGAGGAGATGCCGATCGAGTCGGCGCAGCCCGAGGCGCGTGCGTTTCCTCCAGCTGCTGCATCAAGCAGCGGGTCGAGCAGCGTAATGGCGATGCTCAAGCAGTCTGTTCTTGAGGAGCAGATCGATGGGCTTGCGGGTCAAGTCAGCGAGATCGCCAAAGAATTGGGACACAAAATTTCAGCCGCGTCGGCGCAAGCCGCAGCGGAAAAGGGAAGCACATCTCAAGAAGATGTTCGGGATCGACTTGTGGCGAAGGTCGCCACTGGTCACAGCAAATTGTCAGAAAAGAAAGCAGGCAAGAAATGAAACTGATATGGGATGCACCGCAAGAGTTAAAGACCGATCGCAAATTTGAGGAGATCATTCTGCCCAAGGGCGTGTACACATTCACGATCACCAAGGCAGAGTTTGCAGCCGACAAGTACAAGGTGAACGAGCACAACAAAGATGGGATGTCGCTCAAGTTGTGGCTCGACACTGAGTTCCAAGGCAACAACAAACGCATCTTTGCGACGATTGGCGTGCATGAGCCGCACATAATCAACACGGTGGTGATCGCCTGCAACCTCCCCCCATTAAAGCGCGGCGGCTCTTTGAACGAGCAGAGCCTGATGGATGTCAGGGTCATGGCATCGATCGAGCAGTACACAAGCAAGGTCGGCAAGGTGTCCAACATCGTCAAGGCGTATCTGCCTGCGCATCCTGCGGCCGTGACAAAGCATGCTGACCCAGTGCCAGTCGACGACACCGAAATTCCGTTTTGAGATAACCCCGGACGGCGGGCGGCGGTGACATTGGTTGCCGTCGCTCGCTTTAACAAACGCAAGGATGCGAGATGAATGAAATTATATTAACTAAAGAAGAATGCAATTTAGTTATTGTTGTTGGATCTCGTAGAGAGTTAAACAACATATTGGGTGGAAATAATCTTGATAAATCTCCACCGCAAAACAATAATAGGGACGGCTTTAAACAGCATATTTATGGAGCATTTGCCGAGTGTGCTGTTGCAAAATTCTTTGGTCAATATTGGTCGGGTGTTGTTGATAATCCTTGGTCGACTAAAACAGATGTAGGAATTGATATAGAAGTTAGATGGACTAATGATGGGTATGCCATTAAAAAAAGAGACAAGCCTAATTGTCGAATGGTATTTGTTGGCGGTGAAATACCTAATTTTATTATAAAAGGATGGGTTAATACTTCGGATGTAATACATCTAGCCCAAAATGAAAATGGGTGGTCATACATCCAGCAACAATTTATTCGTGATATTTCTGAATTTGAGGCCGCATGAAACTCAAACGAATGCACGACAGCGTCGAGTCGTTCTACCTCGGGCTGCTCTGTGGCTTGATTGGGATGTGGTGGATCCTTTACTCGTGGGGAGTGAACTATGGAAACTGAAGTCATCAGCCACGCATATCGCTTGCTGCCCTACATCTTTGCCGAGGACGACATCATCGAGATTCGCACGCTTGGCGCGATGCGCGTGCAGAAGTGGACGACGCTCAAGGATGCGCCCGACATCATCGCCGACCTGACTAAACTCGGCGGCAGCGCAACCGACATGTACTTCGGAGCCAACCCGAGAGCGAATAAGAAGGGCGGCACTGCCAAAGATGTGAACATGGCTCGATGCCTGTACGCAGACTTCGACGGCGGCACGACCATCGAGCAAGCCAAGATGCGCATCGAAGAATCATTGATCCCTGAGCCGACCGCGATTGTTGCCACTGGTGGAGGCGTGCATGCGTGGTGGCGGCTGTCGGAGCCGCTCACGAACATGGATATTCACTGCGCTTATCAGAAGGCACTC